GCAGACTGCTGCGGAACAGGATCTGTTCGCAACCAATGGTATGAATTCCAAGAAACCGGATTCGGACTCCTCAGCGGATGCAACCCGTGCGCGGGAAAACAGCTCGTTGATCGTGGTACTGTTGTTTCATATCGCGATATGTCTGGCGGCATCAACAGCTACATTCGAGTTTATCCTGGCGATGCTTCAGATGTCGGCAAAACGATAACGCTCCAAGGCTACGACTCGAACGGACAATGGATTCGCACCCAATCCGGTGGTCTATGGATTGACGGCGAAAAGCTGACGCTCGCTTTGCCGTACGTTCAGTCTTCCAAGAAATTTACCGCACTGACCGGCGTCATCAGGGAGGCAACAAATACCGCATCGCGGTTGTACGAGTTCAATCAAACAATTTTTGCTGAGATTGATCTGGCAGTTTACGACCCTGATGAAACTTTGCCGCAGTATCGTCGTAGCTTCTGGACTGGTCGGAACAGCGATTCTTGCACTCAGACTGTCACGGTGATTGGCAAGATGCGCCATATCAACGCGACGACCGTCAACGACTACCTCATTCCTCCGTGTCCTGATGCCATCAAACTGATGGTTATGGCGATTCGTAAGGAGGAGAACGATTTGATTCAGGAAGCAGTGGCCTACGAAGCCAAAGCGGTTCAAGCTGTTCAGGAGCAGACGATGCAGTATCTGGGCGATGCTGTCGCGACGATACGCATGGTCGGCGTCGGTTTGAACGGCGGTGGATTCTCGCAATGGTTCTGAACCTCAACATCGATTTCGGTCTAGCCGAGGCAACTCCAAAGAAACTGGAGCTTCTTCAGGCTGTTTTTGACGCGCATGACATGGCGGCGCGTAATAATCAGAACGCGAGTTCTGGTGCTGCTGTAAACGCCTTCTTTGGAAGCGCACAGCTTACGAATGGAATCGCCTCAGCCATTCTGACTCTTGGCGACGCTCACGGACCAATTGGTCCTGCTCGATACGTTTACGAGCGGTTTGACGAGCGAGCTTTGAAGTCTGCCATTGGTGCTGGCATGAAGATTCCCGGCTTCGGCAATTCGTTCTTCAAAGATCGAATCGATCCAGCATGGAGTCGGGTGCGCGAGATTATCGCGACGGACTTCGAGGATGCGAACAACCGCATCAATCAGCTTCATCAATGGATGAAGGAGATTGGGAAAGACGTTCATCCGAATGCGGCTCTCTACACGGCAGTCATTTGCAGTGAGCTGGCGATGATTCCCGGCTCTGAGTCGGCCATCTTTGTCTTGGCACGGACTGCGGCTTGGACTTCTTTGTGCGTAAAAAATGAACGGTAAACTCTTCCAAATCTGCGGTCTGCCCAGGTTCGGATCGGCATTCATGTCGGTCCTTTTCTCATTGGAAGCCGATTGCCTTGGCCTACATGAGCAGGGTGCGACTGATCCTGATTGGAAGCGGTCGATTGAGAAGTATCGGATGCGGTACAAGTACGTCGCCGATTGCTCGACCTATGGATATCTTCCGAAAGCTGTCGTTCACGATTCCATCAAGGTATACGTCAAGAAGGATGCCGCAGCGTCTGCCAAAGAATGCACCGAGCGATTTGGTTATGAGGTCGATGCTGGCTCTCTTTCAAACATTCGAGAATACGCTGATTCTTGGGCGTCATTGCATGGAGCGATGATCGTGGATGAAAATGAGCTTTTTAAGTTGGATACTTTGCGTCGGGTGTGGGTTTATTGCTTTCATCACGAACGAGCTTTTCCAGAAGAAAAAGCTGCTCGCCTGATTACAATGAACATCCAACGCCATGAACCTGAAAAGGTGTTCTCGATAGAGAATGGTGGTCGTCTTCTAAAGGAGGTAATTTAATTATGGGAGTTGTTGCAGGTCTAGCTGGAGCAGCATTGATGATCGGTGGATCAGCGATGGCTGCTGGCAAAAAGGTTAGAGTTCCAAACTTTAACCGCGTCAATGTGGAGAATGAGCAGAAAGCTGCCATTGCAGGCAATCTTGCCGCGCTTCAACCTGCCACCGAGCTGGCGCAAAAGACGACCGCCGCTGAACAGTCGCAGCTTGAGGCGCAGCTTCGCCGTGCAATTCCAGGCTATGACCAGCTTGTTTCTCAGGCTGGAAAGAACATTGGCGCATCGTTGCGAGGTGAGATTAGCCCTGAGGTTTCCGCTCAAGTTCAGCGTTCGGCGGCTGGTCGTGCGCTTGCTGGTGGATTTGGTGGTGGAACAGGAATGGGTCGTGCGCTGACTGCTCGCGATTTGGGTCTGACCGGCATGCAGATTCAGAATCAGGGTCTTGCTCAAGCGCAGAACTTCATCCAGCAGCAGCGAGCGTTTGGCATGGTTCAGCCGTTCTCGGTGAGCAGCATGTTCATCAGTCCTACTCAACGCATTAACCTAGCTCTTCAGGAAAACCAGTCTCAGTACAATCGAGATATGGCTGCTGCTCAAGTTGCTGCTCAACCTGACCCCATGATGGCTGCTATCGGAGGTTCATTGTCGAACATTGGCGGAATGGCACTTGGTGGAGCAATGGGAGGTATGGGCGGCATGGGCGGAGGAGGTCAGGGCGGTGGTGGCGGAGGCGGAGGATTCACCATAAACATGGGCGGTGGAGGGTATGGAATTGGAGGTGGATCTAGCTATTATCCTCAGGGACGTAGTTCGGGTTTTAACCCATACGGCCAAAATCCATACGGTGGCTACAATGGTATCTAAATAAAAAACTATGGACTTACAACCTGCCCGAAATGTTGGACTTGAAAACCAGCTCCAAGCTATCCAGCTAGGCGCATCGCTGGTTGACCGCGCACAGACGCAGAAGCGGATGATGGAGCAGATGCAGATTCAGACTGCTGAGCAGATTATGCGTCAGCGGCAGTACGATCTTCAGAACAAGATCCAGTCGAATGCTTATGCTCAGGCTTTGGCGGAGCAGGAAGCTCAGGCTGGTGAATTTGATTCGTTTCAACAGTTCAACGAACAGGTGGCCAACTATTTGAACGATCCTGAGTTGAAGGCGGCTATGCCTGCGCTTCCTCGGTTCAAATCAAAGACTTTCAATCAGGAAGCAATCAAAGCATATCAAGGTCTTCAGCAGTATTCTCCGAGAGCGAAAATCATTAAGGCTCGCGAACAGTTTGAAAAAACTAGGGCTGACATGGTTTCTGAGATGCAGAATCAAGGCATCGACGTTTTTAATCCTCAGACCGGAGAAATTAACGAAGAGGTTTATCAAGCAAATCTTCCTGTCATCAGGGAGCAGAAAAAAGAAAAAGAGGTTCTAGGAAAACTCTCTCAAGATGTGTTTACGGAAGTGTCGCTTCTGGACAAGGCTATTCCTCTTCAAGAACGGATTAAGACAGCTCAAGCAACCGTTGAAACTCGCAAGAAAGATCAAATCCCGGCATCTGAACGCAGCAAAATGCGTTTGTCTGAAAGAGCTGTCAGCGAATACGAATCGTTGTTTGGAAAGCCTGACGCGCAAACGGCTGACATTATCGAGTCCAACGCCATGAGCAATTCATGGAAGTTCCCTGATGGAACTGCCGAGAAACGCATCGGAGGAGATGAAACGATTGCCCGAAAGTCTGGAGAGCTGGTCAAGCGGCTCGATGACTTTGAAAAAAACTACGGACCTCAAGCTATCCAGAAATACGTCGGAATTATTGACGGTAAGGTAACTGAAATTAAAAAGCGTTTGGCTGGAGCAAAGACTAAAGAGGAGAAGGACGCTTACGCGCTGTTGCAGCGATTCCAAGATGAGTTCAATCAGGTTGCTTTCGAGCGTTCTGGTAAAGCCGTAACGACCACGGAGATGCAACGGCTCCAAGCCGCTCTTGGAAATGTTAAGAGCGAGAATTTTGCGGACGATGTTCGAAACTTCTCAGCAATGGCTGCGGAAGATTTGTACGGAACGATTCGTTCTTTCAAAGATCAGTATCGAATCCGACCTGAGCAGGTTAGGTTGGCCAACGAGCTTGTTGCGAAGTACAAGTTGCCGTTCACACCGTTCGGTCAGCAGCAGCAAGCGGCTCCGTTGACACCATCGACTGGCGGTCAGCCTGCCGGTACTGACTTCCGCTCAAAATACAATTACTAAAAACATGCCACTCAACGAACAGGATCGGCTGAAGCTGGACGGCATTGTTTCGCAAATGGAATCCAACGGCGAAAAGCCGGAAGATATCCAGTTTGTAGTCAACGATTTCAAGTCAAAGTACGAACGTGCTGCCGCTCCCGCCACGATTGCGGAGATGCGTCGTCGCGAGGAGCAGGGGATGGTTGCTGCGTTGCCTGAAGCAGAAGTTGCTGCTGCTGTCGGATCGACCGCTCAGTTGAATCAGGCGGTGCAGGATGCCGGTAAAGTTGGCCAGCAAGAAGGTGGATTCATGGCTGGCTTGAGAGAGACGTTCCGTGGATTAGGATCTGGCGGTGCTGGTCTGGCCGGTGGAGATGTTCTCCGTGCGCCTATTGCTGGTCCTGAAACTCCTGAAGGTAAGCAGTTTAGAGATGCGGCTCGTTTTCAGGCTGGAATAGCAGCAGGAATAGTTGCTCCAGAGTTGCTTGCTGCTGCATCACCAGAAATAGCTGCCGCTTTAACTGCTGCCGGTGGAGCAACTCGCGCAGAACGTGCCGGTAAATTCCTTGGCCGTGTGGGAGCGGAAGCTGTTAGCGGGGGTGCTGGCGGCGCAGCCACTGGTGCTGTTGAAGCGTTGCCTGAGCTTGCTCGCGGAGAATACGGAAAAGCTGGCGAAACGATTGGCGAAAATGTTCTAGCGGGGACAGTGCTTGGTCCGCTTGTCAGCGAGGTTGGTGTTCCGCTTGTTGCTGCTGGTGCTAGGCAGTTGGTTAAACCAGCAGTCGCTACCGGAAAATTTCTCACTGGAGAAGGATTCAAAGGTGCGATGGCGACATTCTTTCGACCAAGATATTCTCCAAGGGTTGGTTCGCTAGAGACTACTCAGCTTCGCGACATCATTGAGTCGTCTACCGGAGTCAGAGTTCCGGTTGGGGTTGCTGAGGCGATTGGCGAGCCGGGACTTGTCGAAGCAATCAAGAACGCTCCAGTTGGTGCGGAGGTTACACCTCAGCACATGGAAAGCCTCAAGAGGCTGATCGTCCTGAATGCCACCGAGCTGGGCGGAAAGAACACGGGAATCACGACCGATGAGCTAGCAAAGAGTGCTGTCGATATTTTGCGGAAGCGACTCGGAGCTGTCTCAAAGCCTTACGAAGACGCAATCGGAACGCTTTCAGCTCAGTTGAAGCCTTCAATCGACAAGGGTTTGATTGATGTTCAGAACTCAGCCAACGCACTGATTCCTGGCACCGCCGCAACGCCGTCATTTCTTGGCAACAAGTTCCGTGAACTACAACAAGCTGGATACGATTTCTTCAAGCAAACCGACACCAAGAATTTCAACACGCTTCGAAACGATCCTACCTATCAAAAGCTGACCGTAAAAACTCCGAGCATGTCTGAGTGGGCCAACAACATCGATGCTCAAGCGGTTCAGATGTTCAAAGGCACACCCGAACAAGCTGGTGGACTTGTTGATGAGTTTGGATTTCAGATTCCCAAGGAAGAGGTTCTCGCGACTCGCGGAATTCCTTCAACCTATCCAAATGGTACGCGTGAATATGTCGCCGCTGTCGGCAACATGACCGAAGATCAGTCCATTGATGCGCTTAGGAGATATCGCACTCAGATTGGAGATTCCATCGGAAAGGACGACCTGCTTCCCGGCCTTTCTGACAAGGCAAAGAAGGATCTGTACAAGGCAATCACCACGGACATCGACAATGCAATTTCCAATCTCCCAACAGGAACTCTTCGAGAAAAACTCGACGTTGCAAACAAGTTCCATCGCGAAAACGTAGACAAGTTCGTTGGCCGTCAAGTTCAGTCGCTGATCAAAGATGTTGGCGCAGAAGGAGGTGCTGGACCGGCGTCAATCGCAAGCAAACTAGAGTCTGCTGACGCCCCCACTTTTCTTGAGTCAATCAAGAGTGCGGCTCGACCTGAAGACGCTGCGGCAATCGATTCTACCGCGAAAGAATATCTGTTCAATCAGGCTGCAAAGTCTGGTCTTGATCCGGTTAGTGGTGAGATTTCCGTTTCTAAAGTCGTCAACTACATCAACGGTCTTGCGCCTGAAATCCAAAGCAAATTCTTCCCGAACGCGAAGCAAATTGCCGGTCTTGCAAAGCGGCAATCTGCGCTGTCTGGACTTGATCCTAACAAGGTCGTCTCAAGCCTTACTGTAGATGCCAATGTCCTTTCTGACGCTCTTGGATCAAAAGCACCTGAGGTTCAAAAGACAATTGCTGAAGCCATAAAAGCGGCTGGAGAAAGGGACAAGCAATTGCGCGGAACAATTCTTGGCGCACTGAAGAAAGAGTCATCAAGCGATGTGACTGACATCGTTTCTCAGAATCCGAAAAAGTTCATTAGCGGAATTGTTGAGCGTTCGTACACACCCGAGCAAAGCCGCGCAGCACTGGATATGATTGGGCGAGAAAGCCCAATGCTGGTGCAGCAGCTTCAGTTTCAATACGTCAATGACTTGATCGAAAAGTACACCACCTCAGGTGTTTTGAACTCGAAGCAGTTGGCGTCTGATCTTGCGGCGGAGTCGATTGTTTCGAAAGCAAGTGATGTTCGAAATTACGCTGATGCAATACTTGGGGGAGGAAAGGTTTCCAAACTCAAGTCAGTCTTGGACAATGTTTCAAAGTTAGAAAATCTAAAGACTCCAATCTCGTCGAACGATCCGCTTGTGGAAGCAATGGCCAGAACTACTGGTGCTGCGGTTGGTGCTGCGGTCGGGGGTGTGGCCCGTATTGGCCCTATTGGAACCTCAAATCAAGCGGCCCAGATGATTAAGCTCGCTCCTCGCGTGAAGTACAAAATCGCCTCTTACGTTCTTTCGACGCCTGAGTTGAGAGAGCTTGCGATGAAGCCAATCGGTCGATTCTCAAAAGATGAGCTGAATGCTGTTCTCCGTGGAACCGCTCAAGCTGTCGCCGCCACCGAAGGCGAGGAATCTCCCGACATCGACGAACTACAAAACCTCGAACGATGAAAACCTCCCTCTCCAAGAAAGGTAACACTTGGCGCGGACGTAAGGTGACACTGAATTCTCCGCGCAAGATCGAAGGCGTGACTCCGTATCCGAAGAAGAAGACTGTCTTCGTGAAGAACGACAATGGAAAGGTCGTCGTCCTTCATTTCGGTGATGTTCGATACTCCGACTTCACCAAGCACAAGAACCCGAAGCGTCGGGCCAATTTTCGCTCCCGTCACAACTGCGCGGAAGCGAAGGACAAAACAACGCCCAAATATTGGGCATGCAAAAACCTCTGGTAATATGGACAAGATGAAACTTGGCGGTGGCGGACGTTACGAGAAGCTCATCGGCGAGCTTGAGAAGAAGGGTGTGAGAGAGCCTCGCGCTTTGGCCGCCGCAATCGGACGCAAAAAACTTTCCAAGGAAAAATTTCAGTCATTATCCGCCAAGGGTCGGCGTCGCGCTGAACGCGAGAAGGCTAACGCTTAGGTCGTCCGCCCCACGGCTTCTTCGCCGCTGCCTTATCGACTACGAATACTTCAGGCGGTGCGTAGTCCCAAGATATGGTTCCTACACCTCGCTGGATGACGATAGAGCCGGTTTTGTTTCCGTTCTTGTCCTTCAGTCCTGACCTGTCTCCGCGCTTCGCCATTCCGAGCATGAAGCGTCGTGGCTGATTGAATCCGACCTCCTTCAGCACAATCACCTCTCTCGCCCAGTTGGTCAGGTCGGACGATCCAAATCCTGAGTAGGCCATATCTGCCACGCTCTCCGGCTTGTCGTCCTTACCCTTCGGCTTGGGGAAGTGATGAACCAGCACGATGACGACTCCCGTCTCCATCATAATCGGCTGGAGCAGATGTCGCGTAAAGTTCGCGCATACCTCGATGTCCGATGGGTTGCCGCCGATGTACGAGAGCAGAGGGTCGATGTAGACAATGTCTACTTTCGTCTTTCGGATGAGGCGACGCAGCATGGTCGTGAAATCAACGCCGGTTCGAACCGCCTCTCGAAAGAACAGCATGTCCGCACGACGCAATCCATTCTGCCAATCGCTTCCAAAGACCATCTGCGCGGCTCCCTTAAGTGCATCATGCTGATCGGCAATGTCGTTCTCAGCTTGGACGTAGGCCACCTTCAATGGTCGTACCGGCTGACAACCGAACCAATCTGAACCAATGGCCCACCTCAGTCCCTGATAGAACGCCATCGAGCTTTTGCCGCATCCGCTCTGACCGACAAAGAGAACCGATGAACCGCGTCGAATCCATCTGTCGCCAATGAGATTGTCAGGGTCATTCTCAGGATCGTAATCGATGATGCTCTGGAGCGTGAACTCCTGAGGCATGTCCTGGGACTCCAGATAGTCCGTGAACGCATCCCAGTTCACGACACCTACATTGATGGCCAACAGCTTCTGCTCCTTGCCATCGCGCATCACACCGGCTAACCGGCTGAACCTGCTCGCGTTCTTGTTCTTCGGATCGATGCCGAGGGCTTCCAGATGGCGATAAACAACGTCGCGACGCTCGCCCCATTCCTCTTTGTTCGCCGCTTCGACTCTGACCCAGCCGTGCAGGCTCTTGCCGCCTGAATCAATGACGACCGATAGCGGCAGCTTCGAATCCTTAAGAATCGTCCATTGCTCGTCCTTCGTCTTCTCGTCCATCTCGACCAGCACATGGCGGAATGCTGACACGCCAGAATCCGATCCGGTTTCGTCGAGACACGGGTTGACCCGTACATACGCGCCACGGCTGTCAGGACCGTTCCACATGGAACTTATGGGCGGCGTGAAATGCTTCTCAATCCATTCGTCGCGCTTGAGGAACGTACCCTTGGACGCTGGCCTACCTTTACCTTCCTCGTCGCAGATGATGTCGTTGCAGATGCAGACAACTTCATCCTGCTCGAAGCAGGCTTTGAGGAAGTCGATAGTTGTAAATCGGGATTCCGGTTGCGGAATTGCTTGGATCTTCTGGACGACGAACTTGCCGGTCGTTGATACGGGCGTTCCGCTCTGTGCGGAAAGAAGCCATCCCTTCGGCTTGTCGTGCGCCACGTTCATCGCTTGATTCACCTTGTGGGACAATTCGTTGGTCTTCCACGGTGGAACGCACTTCGCGTTGTACTCGCTCAGCAGCATCTCTGCATCCGAGCGTGAAAGCTCGAAGCCGTGAACGAGAGCGGTGGCTACTGCGAAGGTTGCGTTATGACCGCCCTGGCCGCTGACGGCACCGGGGGTGTTGCGAAGCCATGCTCTTGCACGGTCGATATTTGAATTGCTCATTCGATTCCAAGTTGTTTTCTCGCGAGTTCTCCAGACTTGCCAAGGTCAGTCTTGGCTATCTCCTGAAGAACAGAATTCGATTTCTCTAGCTTCTGAAAAAGGAGAGCAAGCTCTTTGGGAGTCATCAGGTACTTGCTCCATTGTTGAATGGGTATGGAGCGAGACTTGAACTTCGCAAAGAGCTGCTCTTGTGCGGCGATGTAATGTTTAGGGCTTCGCATCTAGCAGTACGAACTTGGCATTGAATTCAGCCTTAGTTCGAACGTAGAGCTTTCGTTTGCCTTCCCGCATGTAGGCCACTCCTTGCCACTTGGTTTCTCCGATCCGTATCTCTACGTCGTCGGAGAGGAGTTCAACCTGCACCGAGCTGTTTCCTAAGTTCTTGTATTTCATCTTCGGAAGCGTCGTCAAGATGACCAGAACCGCTCGCATGCCAGACACCGTCTGGGTTTCGCTGAGGCTTCGGCTTGCTCATCCATCCACGGAGGATGGCATACTCAACAAGGTTCGGGGCTTCCTTCAACAACTGTTGTCGCGTGATTTCAGAATTCATCGGGTAGAGTCCGTTTGCCGCGTCGTTTGTTGGGTCGTTTCATTCCGAATGCGCCGCCAATTTCATCGCCGAATCCACGGCGAATAAGCCATTCCTTGTACTTCTGATCGAAGTAATCGAAGTCGATTCGGATTGGTGTTTCATCGGCATCTGCCACTCTGATCGTTGCGGGTTTGTTGAGGTTGGTCATTTGTATATCTCGGTTATGTGTTTGTATTGTTGCTCAGCTTGGCCGCAGTGGTAGCAGAGGTCATGGCCCCCGTCACAACCGCAGCCGACAGTCTTGAAGAGAACCTTGGCCAAGAATTGGTATTCTGCGATGGCATTCCGCAGGGTTTCGATGTCGGTTTCTTCCGCTAACAGTTTTGTTGGTTCGCTCATTTGACGACGAAGAGAATGAAGTACGCGGCGGTGATGACCATGCCAGCGCAGAATGCGGCGATGAGGAGCTGCCTGATTTCGTCCGGTGAGGGAGGGCGGCTCGATCTGCGGATCATCTGCCACCTCCCAGGGCATAGTGAAGGATCAAAAGCGCATCGCAGTTGCTCAAGGTGACTTCAAGGTTCGGATAGAGTTCCTGCGCCTTAGACCTCAGCTTACGCTTCCATTCTGGCCCTGTCGCACAGGATTTGCGTCCGCCTAGACCAAGCGGTTCCTGCCAGACCTTCGGCTCGACTCGATGCAGTGCATAGCCTTGAGCGTATCCTAGACCCTGAATGATGCCGTAGTTCTCATGGAGCGTCGCCATGCTCGCGGACGATGTGAGCTTGCTCACGAACTTCGGAACCTTTTCGACCCAGAGATGGCTATCTGCTAATTTGAACTCCATTAGTAGTTTGGCCATGTCGGGCAATGACTCAGGCATCGAGTAAAGAAAAATGCCATGATTCGTATTCACGGCTAATCCGCCGCCAACACCAGGATCTACTGCTACGATTGATTGATTTGCTTTCATGTTGTTAATAGCACAGGATTGTTACCTGTTCTGCTGCGATTCTTACGGCGGATTTTGTGTCGCCACCTTCTGACCAACGCTCAACCTTCACACGGCCTTTGACACGCACCAGCGCGCCATTGGCGACTTCCATAATCTTCTCAGCCACTTGACCCCACGATGACAACTCGAACTCGTCGAAGTCTTCGTGGAATCGGCCATCTGCATCCGTCCAATGGCGAGCGATTGAGATGACCCGTCGGACCATCAATGCGCCGCTCTTGGTTTCTGTCTGTCGGCTGATTCCTCGTAGTTCTCCGATCAGGTAAACTACGTTCTCTGTGGGC